GACCTTCGCAGCGTACCCGTAGTGTGCACCGCCGACCGCTTCCAGTTCGGCGAGAATCGCAGCATCATTCGCTGCGCCTCGTGCACCGTTAGCAGCACCGCGTGCTGCCAGTTCTGCACCGTGTGCAGCGACCGTGTGAGAGTGTCGCGCAGCGACCACCGCTGCGACCAGTGCGCTGCGCTCCGCATCCGCACCGCGCACCGCTGCGGCATTATCTGCGACCGTATCGGCCAGCACGGATCCCAGATCCGTCATCTCGCCATCCTTGCCGCTGACCGCTTGCGAGAGGTAAGCGAAGCGCACCGCTGCGCCATCTCCTAGCCGCTCCTCGCGGTTGGCATTGTATGCAGCGCGCACCGCTGCAGCGACCGTAGCCGCAGGATCAGTCGCGAGAATCATGAGCGCATCCTGCGCCATATCCTCACGATCGGCATACCCTCTAAGGTTGCCAGTATGGAGCGCAGCGACCGCCGCTGCTACTTCGCGGATAATCTCCGCCGTGATCCTCTTGTGAGTCATATTCATGACTCCTTCCTCCCTCGTCTATAGGCAGCGAGGGACTGCGGCAGATAGGAGACCCCTACCTGCTAAGAGCATTATAGACGATCCGCAAGATACGCGTTTTCGTGAATATTCATCAGGTTTCGTGCTTAATATTCATAAAAAAAGAAGATTATGCACCCCCTTCGCACCGCTCCACGACAGGCGTGCGGACACCTATTAAGTACCTAGAGGAAATATATACAGAATCTGAAATATTATATAAGTAAGAACTTATGTCGGAAGCACAAAGACAGCATCGCTTGACGATGCACACGCAAAGACACCTAATCTAACCCAGTTCGCCCGTGGGGAAACTCTACGAAACGCTCTCTGGAACTCGACTCCTACCCCTCCCCCTCTAAGAAAATAACCCAGGCTAACCTGGTACATCTTATGAAATATAAGTGGTACTATTATATGAGACCAAAATACCCTCAAAAAGCGCGTATAGAGTGAAGGGTAAATTTCTTACCAGTAAGATAATCTAACCCAGTTAACCCAGCTAGTAAGTATATGGGAGTATATCTATGAGACATCCAGATTGGTTTTCCAGTCTACCATTTAAGGTGGTATGCGGGAAAGGCATGACAAAGGATTATCTCAAGAGATATAAGCCAGCTCTACTTATCATGGCGAGGGCGGTCACAGACCATAAAATTTTTTTGCGCCAGGTCAGCCTGCATTACCACGCTGACCAGATGTGCCGCGACGCGGGGTTCGCCGAGGACTGGATCCACAGGCTCACCCTCTGCTCCGCCGACATTGACACGGCGCTCCACGAACTAGCCCATGTCGCCACCCACTCGGAACACTCCAAGCGGTGGGCGAAGTACCTGTTCCGACTGCATAAGCAGTACATGTCACCGATTCAGTGCCGACGCTGGGACTTGCGGGTTGCCCGTGATTACCCAGTAGCAGTGCGCTACTACAAGCGGCGATACAAGCGGGAACCAAGCCCGCTTCGCAAGCGACCAAGAAAAGAGACACCAGATGTCTGATGAGACGATCGTTTCCAAGACCCAAGGGCAGCTCCGTCGTGGGCGACCCTCTGGGGCAAGAAATAAGCCAAAGCTTGATACCCAGCAGCTCAACGAGCTCAAGGACAAGGTTGGCAGGTTCCTCCCGCAGGCAGACTGGAACTACCTCGCAGGCGTGCTCGAGGGTACGGATAAACCAGTTCTTGAGAAAGACCTGGACATCTTCCTTACCCTCCAGCTTAAAGCCCTCTTGCCACAACTGGCGCAAGAGATTGAGGGTGGACAGCTGACGAAGGAGGCGACACAGCGCTCGAGCACGATCAAAGAACTTCTCGCCTTGCGATTCCAAATGGAAAAGCATGAGAAGGGCGAAGATACGCCGAATGCCGTGACGTTTATACAAAATGTCTTTGAATCCAGAGGAATTGACCAAGCTCGGCTCGCAACTCTCGCAGGAGGATTTGGCGGGTCTATTGAAGGTTTCGCCCGCGCTGTACCTGGAACTGCTCACGCAGACGAAGGGGGAGCCGACGAAACTGGAGCCTTACCAGATCAACTTCCTGAACGATCGGAGTAAGTTCCGTCTTGTCGCCAAGTCGCGGCAGATCGGCTTCTCCTACATTATCTCAGGAGAGGGTCTGCACCGCGTTGCTACCTCAGCTGGCAAGAAGGTCAACTACGTTTCCATCAATCAGAAGGAAGCGTCGGACAAGATCAACTACGCCAAGCAATTCTACTACTCAATCCCAGATAAGTCTGGATTCAAATCTCCCGTCTACACGTCGGCAGAGTTTGAGTTCAGCCTTCACGACCACCCCAATACGTCATACATGATCAGCCAGCCCGCTTCTGCAGCGGTCCGTGGCGGCGAGAAAGATGTCTACTTCGACGAGTTCGCCTTTGTGCGAGACGCTCGAAAGCTCTACGACGCTGCCATCCCCGCGACCACTCGAGGCGATGGTCGGCTGACCGTTGTATCTACACCTCTCGGACAAAGCGGTCTCTTCTTTGAGATGGCGAACGATCGGGCTCGCTACCCAGAATACTCAGTGCACATTGTGCCCTGGTGGGAATGCTCCATTATGTCCATCGCTCCAGCCGAGAGCACGGCGCTTGCGCCAGACTTTGATACCGACCAGCGCGTGAAGCGTTGGGGCACGGATTCAATTAAGTCAATTTACAATAACATGGGTCTCGACGCGTTCCAACAGGAGTACGAGTGCTCCTTCGCGGATGAGTCGGTCAACTTTTACCCATGGGGTTTGATTGTTAACTGTGTAGACGACGAACTAAACCAAAAAGACTACGACCCTAATCTCAGCTACGTCATCGGAATTGACATCGCCAAGAAGATCGATAAGACAGTAGTCACTGTGGCTACCGTTGACGACGAAGTCACTGTGGCTACCGTTGACGACGAGACTGGCAACATCACAATCCATAAGACATTTGAGACACAGGATGACTATAGTAAACAAGTTGAGTTCTTCAACAAACTTATTGCAGACATTAAGCCTAACCGAGTTACCATCGACGCTACTGGCGTTGGCGGTGTTATTGCGGAACAGCTAGTTCAAAAGCATGGCGGTGTCGTGGAGGCTGTGACCTTCACGAACTCCAACAAGGAACGATGGGCGACAACATTCAAAGGCGATATGCAGATGGGCAAGGTTCGCTTCCCTCGCAAGCGTGAGCTCCTCGCGGAGATCCACGCCATCGAGCGCAAGAAGACCGAGGCTGGTAACTACCAGTTCAAAGCTCGTTCCGATGGGCACGACGACTATTTCTGGTCGGCGATGCTCGCAATTTACGGTATGGGTCGCAAGGCTCCTGCCATCAACTTTGCATGGTGACGGGCTGCTCTCCGAGCATTGCAAGGGCGCAGGGTAACGGTTGAGACGCGTGGTCTCCCCCCGTCCACCAACACATATAGACAGAAGGTGCAGGATGCCGAATTCGGTGAAGTGCGCGCACTGCGGCTCACTCTTCGGTATCGAAGGTGAGGACGGAGTACTACGCATCAAGTTTAAGGATCTCTATCGAGAGATTGAAGGTCGCGTCAGCGGTCCATGTCGCAAATGCGCAATGACCGTTGTCTGGCCCAATGAGGATGTAATCCTTGTTGCAAAGAAGACCAAGGAGGAAAGCCGTGGCTAACATTGAGCGAATCCCCGTAGTCCGTTCCCAGACTCCACCTCGTATTGAGGGGAATCAAAACCGCGAGACACCATTTAAGTCTCACTCAACTTACACGCGAATGTACAAGCAGCACCCTATTGTCCGTGCTGTTGTCGACAAGATTTCGCGCACTGCCGTTGCGACTGGCTACCAGCTGGTTCCAGTTGATTCAACCGCAGAAGTAAATGATGCTAACGCAAAGAAGATCGACCTGACGTTTCGTCGGTCAAAGATCGTCTCCCTGCTCCGCCAGACCTACCAAGATCTTCTGATCTACGGTGATGCATTCTGGTACATCCTCCCAGCCCGTGATGGCGTTCCATTCCGATTCTATCGGATCGCGCCACAGCAGGTAAACCTGGTCATCGATACTGACACCCGTGAGGTGATGAGCTACATCACCCGTGATCCAAAGAACGGACGCGAGACGCAGTACGAGCCAGACGAGTTCCTGCACTTCAAGATCGCCGACCCCGACAACGACTTCTACGGGCTAAGCCCGCTTGAGTCGCTTGGCTCAACGGTTGCGCAGGATCTGTTCGCGCAGACCTACAACGAATCATTCTTTGCTAACTCAGCCCAGACAGGCATTGTCTTCAACATGAAGAACGCCTCGAAGGAAGAGGTCGAGCGTAACCGAGAGTTCCTGAAGAAGGAATACACTTCGGCTGCGAACGCCCACAAGCCACTCCTTCTTGAGGGCGATGTGGAAGTCAGCAAGTCCGTTTCCTCGCCTGCAGAGATGCAGTTCATCGAGGGTCGACGGCAGTTGACCATGGAGATCCTTGCGGTCTTCGACCTGCCATACACGAAGCTCGGCGGAACCTCAGAGAGCGCAAACCGCTCGCAGAGCGCCGAGAACGACAAGACGTATCGCACTGAGACCATTCAGCCGTTGCAGGCAATTGTTGAAGAAGTCATCAACGAGAATCTTATTATCAATACGTTCGGTATCGACGACATCCTGTTTGAGCACAAGGAAATCGATACGCGAGACGAAGCAACGCAAATGAAGCTTTATATCGACGCGATGACGCACGGGATTTACGATCTCAACTACATTCGCAAAGCAGTTGGAGTTGCTCCAACTGAGGGTGGAGACACTGCGTTCTTCCAGACATCGACTGGCTTGGTGCCAGTTGCCGAGGCTCTTGCGCCCGCGCAACCAGCCCCTCAGGTAACTGACCAGCCAATCAATCAGCCTGAGGAACCGCTTGATCCAGTCGATACAAGCAACCCGACCGCGCCGCGTGGAGGTACAGATGGAGAACCAGCCTGATCTCGCACGAGCAGAGTCGTACAGTCCTCCAGAGGGCGTTCGCGCAGCCGCAAGGCGCGCACTTAAGTGGATTGAGGAAGGGAAAGCTGGATCGGGCTTTACCGACACTGGTCGGAAGCGCGCAGCTGATCTTGCTCGAGGAGCGGAAATCTCCGTTGCCACACTCAAGCGCATGAAGTCGTTCTTTGCCCGCCACGAAGTGGACAAGAAGGCGACAGGTTTCAGCGCAGGCGAAGAGGGTTATCCCTCACCAGGTCGAGTTGCCTGGGATGCCTGGGGCGGAGATGCTGGTCAGTCTTGGGCAAACCGAATCGTTACGGAGGAATCCTCTGAAAGCGACGACGACGACGAAGAGCGCGCAATGCCAGGAGAAGTGAAGGAAGGCGATTTTGTCAGTTGGTATTCACCAGCTGGTGTCGCTAGCGGTCGAGTAGAACATGTGATGCTTGATGGCATCTACGGTTTGCCAGACTCAAACTTTTCGCTTCCAGCAAGTCCAGAGAATCCAGCACTGGCAATAAGAATTTATCTGCCAGCTGGTGAAGGATGGGTTGAAACTGAAGCGACAATCGGCAAGAAAATGTCGGATGTCACAAAGATCAATCCTCTTATGAGCATGCGCTCTGAGGAGCCACAAATGACAACTAACACCTGGAAGATTACTATCCCAGTCGATCGTGCCGAAGAGCAGGATGGCGGACTGTTCCTCTATGGACAGGCATCAGGTCCCGAGCGAGATTCTCATGGGACTGAGATGGACCCCACTGCGATTCAGGACTTCGCGGATCAGATTGTATCTCGCGCATCCGATGGTGATCCACTACCTTACCTAGACCATCACATGAAAGATGGTGTCCTCCGCGAACTTGGAGAAGTTGTGGATGGCTCTGTTTCTAGCGACTATAGGTTGAACATCAAAGTTCGCCTACACCCAGATAACCCCGCAGCGGCGTATTTGCATAGCCGAATTAAGCGTGGTAAGAAGTATGGGATGTCGATCGCTGGAGATGGTGTCCAGTACCGCATGATTGATGACCCCTCCTCTGGAGAAAAGGTTATCCGATTCCTCAAGATTAAGTTGAAGGAAATTAGCAACACGACGCGCCCCTCGTGGGTACCGTCGTTCGGCACTGTGCTCGCTCGCTCCATCGAGGGCGAGGAGATTGGAGAAAATATGGCAGAAGAGCTCGTTAAGAGCGACGCAACCGAAGTGGTTGAGAACGTCGCCGCAAATGAGTCTGCGGAACCCGTTGCCGCTCAGGTGACCGAGCAGACCGAAGCCCCCGTTGTTGAAGCACCCGTTGCTGAGGCTGCACCTGCAGCTGAAGTAGCTCCCGCTGTGGAGGCTGCGCCTGTAGAGGCTGCTGCTCCCGCTGAGGAGAACGGTGAAGTCGTCGAGCGTGCACGCATCGCCAAGCGCGATGCCGAGAAGCTTGTCGAAGCATTCAACGCGTTGAAGGGGCAACTCGAGACGCTCGGGGTATTTGAGCCCGACGCACCGCAGGCTGCAGCAGAAGCACCAGTCGCTAAGACTGAAGATGCCCCTGCAGATGAGAATGTGGACTTTAACGGGGTTTCGGTTCGCCGCGACCTTGCTGAGGCTATTACCGCCTTTGTCACCTCTAAGGTTGACGAGAGCACGGCAGTCCTCCGCGAGACAGTCGAGAAGCAGGCTGAATACATCAAGAAGCTCGAAGAGCTTCCTGCTGGCAAGTTGCCTGCTGCCGTTGTCCGCGAAAAGTTTGAGACTGGACTTCCAGACCTCGGCTCAATGAGCAATGAGGATAAGTTGAAGTACGCTCTCGGTAATATCTACAAGTAATAATAATTAAGGAGACTTTCAATGGCTGACATTGAGCGAGCTCTTAGCACGTCCGTCGCATCTACTGGTGCATACCTCCTCCCAGAGGTAGTCGATCCAGTAATTCGCGATTACGTTGCCAAGGCTACACCTGTTCTTAGCGTTGTAACGCGTGTAAACTGGCCTACACAGACCTATTACATCCGCAAGCGAAGCGGGCTTCCTACGGCTGCATTCAGCACCGATGGTGGTTCACTTCCAAGCGCTTCAAGCTCGACCTACGCTAAGGTCGCAAAGACCGTCAAGTACCTGTACACCCGTGGTGAAGTCACTGGTCCGCTTATCGCGGCTGCTGGTGGCGTTGTCAACGCGCTACAGGAAGAGATTCGCGTCCACTCGGGCGTGATTGCTGAGCGACTCGCCACGGCGATCTGCGTCGGCGACGGCACCGAAGATACCAATGCTGGTATCATCGGCATCAAGCATCAGATCAACACTTCTACCCCTGGCGATGAGGGTGGTACGACGGACGCTTCGGCTGCCGCTCTCACCAGCGCTTCCTCGACCGAGTTGAGGTTGGCGCTGGCTTCCGCGTTCTTTCGTACGACGGCGTGCCGATCGTTACGGATGACCACTACGAGGAGAACGAGATTCTCGTCTTCCGACGTGCTGACGCGAAGCTTATCGTGAACCAGGACTTCACGATGGAGATGCTTGCTAAGACCAAGGACGCTGAAGACTTCTACATCAAGGGGTACTTCGGCTTCGCTCTTGAGGGTCGCCCAGTGCGCCTCAAGAACTTCACGATCTAATTTTTTAGCGTGAACTAGGTGCTGCTAGGGGGGTGGAGAAATCCATCCCCCTACACACCACATAGAAGGAGGCACATGATGCCAAAGGCTAAGAAAGCCAGCATGGAATTCATTACAGCTAATCTCGACAAGAGTGAAACTCAAGATCGAGAAGGCTTCATTAAGATGCTTGCCCCAGTAAACTGGGAAAGGGTCAACTGTCTAGAAACGTTCTATGACGGAGAAGTTGAAGTTGTAGATGGGGTCGCCTACGTTCCAGCCGAGAACTACCACTGGGTAGATCGGATGCGAATGAATGGGTATGAAGTAGCATGAAGATCCTCATGCTCGGTGATTCACCGTTTCTTAAAACTGGTTTCGGAATCGTCAACTCAGTCGCTGTAGAGCACTTGAAGTCTGTCGGTCACCAGCTGGTGGTCATTGGAGGTCAGGACACGCAGAAGCGTGATCTTGGCAAAGGACATCACTACTATCCAATTGAGTCAATGCAGAAAGATGCAATTGGCTGGAAGAATGTATCAGTCACGCTTAAAAGGCATAAGATTGATGCAGTACACATCATTGCAGATCCAGCAACGGTAGTCATGTGGCTACTACGCCGAGATCTGATCAAGTACCCGATTACGGTTTACATGCCGATTGAGGGTGCTCCGATGAACTACAACTGGGTTCAGGTGCTACAGCAGACACCGAACTTGAAAATCATTACATGCTCGCAGTATGGCGTAGATGAACTCAAGCGCAATGGACTTGAGTCAACGATGGCATACCATGGGGTATCTGATGACTTCTACCAGTATGAGCCAGAACACCGACGACACCTTCGTGAGTCGGTAGGTTGGGATGACAAGTTTGTCGTCATGAATGTTGCTCAAAACGTTGAGCGTAAGCAGTGGCCTCGGCTATTCGAGGCGATCAAGATTGTAGCTTCTAAGCACCCGCAAGTGGTGCTCTACGCGCACACAGTGCCGTTTGACAACTACCATCTTGGTGGACACGATCTCCCTCAGCTTGCTCACCAACTCGACATCGTGAATAACGTGCTCTTCTCTGGAAAGCACGCAAAGCACAATGACGCAGTTGCTCTCACATCCCATAACTATCCTGGTCTTGTTGATCTCTACAATATGGCTGACTGCTTCGTCCTGCCTTCACAGGTCGAGGGCTTTGGTCTCCCACTTGTTGAGGCAATGGCATGTGGACTCCCTGTCGCACACACAAACTACGGCGCTGGCGCTGAAGTGGTGGGTGACGCTGGAGTCCTCATTGAGCCACACGACTGGGTGGTCAATAAGAGTCACAGCCGATACGCCAACCTCAGCCCCGAGTCAATCGCGGCAGAGATTGAAAAGATGTTCTTAAGCCCGTCGTTGCGAGAGCAGCTGCGAGCCAAGGGCATCGAGCGTGCAAAGCACTTCTCATGGGACGCATACCGCACAGCGTTATGGAGGGCATTCAATGGCGAAGCTACGACCATTCACGAAGGCAACGAATAGGCGAAGACTTACTCGCAAGTTTGCGGTGAATAAAAAGTTCTCTATCTCGCCAAGACGAAAGATTGCGTTTAAGCGACGTAGGCTTCGCCTAATTACTCGGGCGCGTCTTGCAGCAGCAAAGCTTATCCCATCAGCGTTTCGTAATAAGAAAAAGCGGAAAGTAACCTAAGGAGGCGTAATGGCGCGGAAGTACATCACCGCTACAGAGTTCAAGGATAAGCCTCTAGGTATTGCCCTGCGCCAGTACTCCAGCGATCAGCTGGACTCGTTGATTGAAATCGCAACCGAACAGGTTGAGACATTCTGCGAGCGTGTCTTTGAGCAGACAACCTACACAGAGACGTTTGTTGGAGACGGTAGCAATACCTATCTGACATTGCAATATCCGCTTATCTCGGTCACGTCGATCACTGAAGTAACAATTGAAACTACGCCGACGACGCAGACCGTAACACCAAGTACTCTTGTTCGTACGAGCGAAACTGACAAGTTCGGCAAAGTCCGACTAGGACCAGCCAGCGAAGCAACGCTTTTCTCGCCGAACTCCAAGTACACAATTGTTTATACCGCTGGGTACGCAACGCTACCACCAGCTATCAAGCATGCCACTGCGCTTTTTGTGAGCGAGTTGGTAAAGCCTGACTACGGTGGAGCGCAAGATACCACGCCAGAGATTATTCCTCTCAGCAGCCAACAGATCGCTGACTTGCTCAGCATCTACCGCCGCCGAAGGATTGGTGTTTAATGGCTTATATTCGTGGTCAAAACGTACCAGCATTTGGAATCCAACTGAAACCTTCGTTTGTTAGCGAGAGGATGCGAAGGTTTTTTGGAATATCTATTGAACGAGAAGTGATCAAGTACAATAAGGGAAAACACCTCAACGACTTTAAACAAAATTTAAAGATTTTTTCGTATGATGCATTTGCAGACATCACCAGGTACGTTGGACTAAAAGTTCAAGATTCTATTCGAGATAGTAAAGATGCTACAACTGGTGCAAAGTTTAAACCACTTGCAAGAAAAACGATTGCAGCCCGTGCAATGATGAAAGGTAAGTACGCAAAAACCAACCTTCCATTGGCTTTGACTGGGAAGCTGTATGAAGTAGCTACTGGTCGTAGGATCAGGAATCCTGGTGGAAACGCTTCTAGCGGGAACGTTCAGAAAGACGGAATTCGTCTTCAGTTGAGGTCTAACTACCAGCCTGGTGAAACTCAAGCAGTTGGTAGTTTCTACTTACAGCTTAGCGGTCCAAAAGTAAGACACCTCTATGGGTACAATCAAGTCTTTAAAAATGTTCGTAAGGGCGGACCTAATAAGGGCAAGGCAATGCCATTCGAGGCTAAAGTTCCAGCTCGACCGTTCTTTCCCAAGTTTACAAACAGTTTCTTTAAAATCTGGAAAGCTCAACTAGTTAAAGATTTTAGGAAGAATATTAACGCCTCCGTACAGGGGTCTAAGCCAATCGTGAAAAGCTACGGGTACGTTGACAAATTCTGATAGGAGACACCCGTGGAAGAAATTATTGACCGTCTTATTGAAGAGATCAGAACATTGACGAGCTTGACTCGCGCCGACGGTGGTCTCGCAGATGTCCTAGAAGTAAAGTCAGTCTATTTTGGAGATCCTGGCATCATACCACAAAGCCTTATGCCTTGTGTGATGGTTGAGCCAATTGCTGAGTCTCCAAATGGAGAGACAACCTCTTATGACAAGAGGTTTATGGAGATCAACATCCTTTTGATGCTTGATGCTCGAGAGTACTTTGAAGTGGACGCTGAAGAGGCAATGGGAGATCGTAAACTCGTCCAGTCTGCCGCGCTGGTCTCCCGATACTTTAGGTCTCAGGACAAGCGACAGCTTGGCGGACTAGTCAATGACATCATGGTGAATGATACCACCTATGATATTCAAGATCGTGGTAACGCGATCGTCAAAACAGCAAGGGTCAACCTTCAAATCATGAAGGCGTTTACCCGCTAAGGAGAAAATACATGGCTAACAACATTGGCGTTGGCGCTCTAGGGTATATCGCCTACGGCAAGGAAACAACCGAGGGTACGTTCGTTACCGCAGGTAAGTTCCTCGCTGCCAACAACTTTAACTTCGACGACACAAACGACTACCTCAGCCCGATGACGATTCGCGGGACTAAGGATATGACTCTTGCCATGCCTGCTCCGTTCAACGTGACGGGTACGCTCGAGATGCCTCTTGTTCCAGATGACATCGAACTGCTTCTTAAGTCTGCGTTCTCGGCTTCTACGGTTACGACCGCTGGTGCATCGAGCAGCTATTCACACGTCTTCACTCCTGGTGCAATCTCTCCAACGTTTACGTTCGAGGGTTACACGGGTGGTAGCGACGGTCTTACTACCGACGGCTTGATTCGCCAGTACGGTGGTGTTCGCGTGAACACGCTTGAGCTCCGCGCATCCTTCGGTGAAATCGTAACGGCTTCATTCGGTCTTGACGGTTCAACCCGACAGACGAAGCCGCTTGTTGGTGGAAACCTTGATCCGCTTACGCCGTCGTACGCGGCAACGTCACTGCAGCCATTCCACTTCAATGGTGCGAAGGTTCAGTTTGACGGTACGGACAAGGCAACCGTGAAGGATCTTACCTTCTCGATTAACAACAACGTGGAGCACATCGGTACGCTCCGACAGACCCGTAACTTCAGCCGTGTTGCCTCTGGTGCACGCGAAATCACGATGTCGATGTCCATGGACTTCCAGGACACAAGCGACTACCAGGCTCTCCTCGACGAGGACGAGTTTGGCGTGACGCTGGTATTCCGTGGCTCGCTCGTTGGCGGCTCGGTATACAACCAGCTTACTGTTGACCTTCCACGCGTGAAGTTCCGACGAGTCGGTGTGCCGATCTCTGCTGGCGACTTCATTACGCAGGATGTTGAGTGCACGGTTCTTAAGCCAAACGCATCAGACATTGCTACGGTAACGCTGGTCAACGGCAAGAGCGCTGCTCTCGCTGGTCTTTGATCTAATATAGTATAAGAAAGAGGAGTTAAGACTTCCATGACTGAAAATACTTCAAAGTTCCTTCGTCCTGTTGATAAGACGTTGACGAAGCGATACGAACACGACTCTGGCGACTGGATTGAACTTCGCCAGAATCTCTCAAAGCGTGAGGTTAATGCGATCCTTCGCGTCATGCCAACTGATGTTGCTGACAGCACGAAGGAAAAGAGTGGGGCTGAAATGGTTGACGTTCTTACGTCTGTCGCAGAGACCCTGTTCACAAACCTAGTCGTCGGCTGGTCAGTCGATGAATCTCCCAAGGTAGAGACCTACCTTTCCCTTCCAAGTGATGCTGCTAACTGGGTTGATAAGATCCTGTTTGAGCACTTCAACGGTCAGTCACTAAGTGGTGACGAAGCGGGAAAGCAGTAGACCTCGCTAAGGCGGCGGCGGAAGGATACACAAGAGGAAACATTTTCCAAAAGTATCCACGTTTAGCTGAGGCGTACGCCCTATTTGACCAATGCCGAGTACGGCAACTAGTAGTTCATGAAGTACCGAAGCCTGGAGGCAAACAAACGGAGATCCGAATGGTCTATGTACCAGTTGGATACTCCTTCTTGCCATACCAGGGAGGACTGCTCGATCAGCCTTCCTATATTGTTGATGCCTTTTCCCAGTTTATGCATGGGGAACGTATAGCATCCAATAAATCGCTGACGAAGTAGCCACTAGATGCCCACACAGGCTCCCCCTGTGTGGGCATCTTTTTATTTCTCTGGAGGTGAAATGGCAGACCTTAAATTTAACGCACGAGTAGAAGCGGATCTAAGTCCTCTTGCTCAGGCAGCATCCAACATGACTGCTATTATGGGCAAGTTTGCGCCCAAGGGTCTGAAGCAGCAATACCAGGAACTTGGACGGTTCATTGGGGAGGCGCTTGATCCAACCAGCAAGCTTAAAAATGTTCCAGTTGCTGGTCGCGTCAAACTTGGCGCAGAGTTGGCAAAGGGATTCAAAGAAGCCGAGACGACCGTTAATGGTCTTGCCAAGACCCTTGGATCTAAGCTTGGTCCAGCATTTGCAAGCGTAGAAACTAGTGCTAATAAAGTCGACCGTGCCGTACAAACAATGTCGGCAAGAGGTCTTGAAAGAACGCTGCGGAATTCTGCTAATGAAGTTCCAAAAATTAGCACCGCGCTCTTCAAAGTCAATGGTGCATGGCGACAGATCTCTGCAGACGCAGAGGCATATCGTAAGAAGCTCAAGGACCAGGCAACCCAGGTCGGTGAAGTCCGTCAGCGAGTTGCTGACCTTCGCAAGGAGTACGATCTTCGAGTTCCGCTTGCGACAAACGCAGCTGGGCTAAAGAAGCTTTCTGATACACAGGAGCGACTAAAGCGAGCAGAAGTTGAGCTGACACGACTTGTTACAAAGTACGGCTCTGAGCAAAAGACTCAAGAGAACGAGCGTGCCCGAATCCTTGGCACAATTAATACTACACTCTCTAGCGGTCTATCTATCCTTAAACTTACCAAGGAAGAAGAGGCTAAACTTACAACGAGCGAAAAGCTTCGTCTCGTTACCCAGAAACAAATCACAGAAGAGCAACGCCGTCAGACAGAAATGGCAACGCGCCAAGCTCAGATCGACCAAGCTCGTAGGCAAGCATATGCTCTAACGATTGCTGGCGGTCAGCTAAAGAACTACGGAGACCAGCTCCAGGTTCTTGGTCGACAGTCATCTCAGGCATTCGGAGACATTGAGTACCAGATCCTTCGTACAGCAGCTGCAACAAGCGGCTCAAAGGATATGGTCGCAACAATGACCGAAGAGGCTAAGCGCCTCTCTGAGGAGATGGGTTACTTTAAGTCCGAAGATATTGCCAGGGGCATGTACTTCTTCGGATCGACAACTGGTATGGCAGTAGAAAATGCTGCCGAGCTCAAAGACATGATGGCACAACTTACGCCAATCATGCAGGCTGCAGCAATTACACAGAGCGACCTCGAAACAACCATCAAGGGTGTCTACGGTATCCTTGGTCAGTTCAGTCGACCAATGGAAGATGCAGCGTCAGTAACTGAGATGCTTTACTACGCAGCCCAAAAGACTGCGGCTGAGCTTCCAGACTTTGTTGAGTCAATGAAGATGCTCGGTCCTGTGGCAGCACAGGCTGGAGTAAGCTTTGAAGACACGTTAAAAGCACTCGCACTTCTTGCAGACAACGGAATTCGCGGAACAATGGCTGGACGTGCAGTTCGTCAGATGTTCTTGCAGCTTAACGATCCAGCAGCACGGGCAACCAAAGCGCTGGACAATGCCGTTAAGAAGCAGCTTGGGCTAAACAAGAGCTTTAAAGAGCTTGTTTTCCCTAAGGGCGAATTCATTGGTATGGCTGGATACATTCGCACGCTTGCGAAAGTAACTGCCAATATGAACGATGAACAAAAGGGTAATATCCTTGGTGTCATCGCAACTGCGGCAGAAGTTCCTGCGCTAACCAAGCTCATCGAGGCGGAAACCGAAGCGATGAAGCGCGGCACAAGCGCGCTTACTGACAATACAAAGGGCGTTGGCGATGCTACAAGAGCTCGCGAGCTCTTTGCCGCATCAGTAGATCTTGTCGGGAAGTCAACAAAAGCTTCTCTTGGTAGGATCGATAACGCAATCCAAAATATTAAAGCGACTCTGGGGGCAGCACTTGCTCCAGCTATTGAAAACCTTTCATTCCGACTGGCAGATATTGCCAAACGGTTTGATGATTTCGCAAAAGCAAATCCAGAGTTGTTAAAAACTATTGCAACACTAACAGTATTCGCAGGAGTCGCAATGACGGCTGGTGGAGCAATCCTCGGTCTCGTCGGAGCATTCTTGCTCGTTACAAGAGTGGCGTTCAAAGAGATTGGGCTGCTTGTTGGCGGTGTCTCTAAGATTGGTCCAGCAGCGGCTGGAGCAGCCACAGCAGCAGAAGGTATGACAAGCGTAGCGGCGAGCGCAATCAACGCAACCCGTGCGATTAACCCGTTCACTGCAACGTTCAAGTTCCTTAGTAATCTTGTTACAGGACTAGGAAATAAGATTAAAGCTCCGTTTGTCGCACTAAGCGGAGGAGCAAAAGCCTCTACTGGCATTATGGCTGGTTTGGGCAAGACGTTAAGTGGCTTCCTTGGTGGAATTACCAAGTTCGCACGGTTTATTTCTATTACATGGCAAGCATTCCTAACGATTGCTGCTGGTATTTTTGTCGGGTTCTTCCAGGCAATTAGCGGTGGTAAGAAAGAGACTGACGCACTTTCAGGCGCGGTGAGTGTCCTTGGAGAAGTGTTCAAGTTTGTTAGCGGTGTCCTTGATGTCCTTACAGCTGGCTTTGGCTTGCTGTTTGAGGCTGCGAGATTTGTAGGGATTCAGCTCGGAAAGATCTTTGGACCAGATGGTCCTCTCGGATTCCTTCCAGGTCTTATTGGAACAGTCTTTGGTGGCATTGGCGATCTCCTGGGTGGGATTGGTAATGCAATCAATACTGTTACAACTGAGTTTAAGAAACTAAACGACGACTCTCTAGACCCTAATAAGGAAAAACTTAAAGAGATCGAACTACAGATTGCTTCTTTGACGGAGCAGTCTTCCAGGTTCTACGGAGCTGCAGCAGAAGATAATGCTGCTAGAATTAAGCAGCTACAAAATGAAAAGAAGTATCTTGAAGATCTAATCAGCTCTACGTCTAAAACTGCTCTGGAGCAAGAAAACAGAATCTCTAAAGCTAAAGAGATTCAGACACAAATTGATGTCCTCACTGCGTCGATTAAGACTCTTCGCGGTGAAGAGAAGAAAGCTGCAGAAGCTAGGATTAGCGCTCTTAACCTTGAGCGCGGTAAGTTGCTTGCAATTATTGAAGCAACTCGCTTGGCAAACGCAGAGCGAACGTATTTCCTGGGAGGAAACCAGGACATCGTTGCAGCCAGAGAACGAGCAAATCAAAATCTGCTCGGTGGTGGTGGTGGCGGTGGAGGCGGTGGCGGAGGCGGAGGCGGTGGTGAGCAAAAAACAGCACGAGAGAAAGCTCTTGAGCTGGCTCAGCAGGCTGCAAGTCTTGCCGAAGCACTCTACAAGATTGAAGGAATTAATCTTAAGGAACTGATTAGGAAGACCATGGGCAAAGTGGCGGAAGCCATGAAGCTTGCGATCAAGCTAACTGCTCCTTACGCTAAGGCGTTTAAGACAGCCACTCTGGAGAAGGTAGGAAATTTTGCTGGTGCTGTAGGAAGCGTTGCTTCCGCAGTTGGTGGCATGGTTGATGCGGCTGAAAAGCTGGCTACCTACAAATCTCCAAGTGCGTCTAACCTAAAAAAGATTATCTCAGATATGTCTGTCGCAATGAAGTACATGATTGCCGAAGCGAAGAAGTTCGCTGGCAGTCAGGTGATTGCGGTTGAAGCATATTCTACTGGCGCTCAAGCAGTTGTTGGATCTATTTCAGCTGCTGTTGATGCATTTAACTCGATGGCAACTGGTGTCTATCAACCGCCTGAGCGTGTGCTTAGGCAAGTTGCTGAAGACATTAGCAAAGCAGTGCAAGCTTTTGTAAGCAAACTTAGCTCTGCACCGACACAGCCAATGCTAGACAAGGCAAAGGCATTCGCTGAGGCAGCAAACGCTGTTCTTGGCACTATCGGTAGTGCTATCGGCTCGTTTAAAGATCTACGAAACTACGTCAAGCCGCTTGCAAGTGATCTTCAGGCGGTTGTGAACACCATTGAAACTGCTGTTCGACAGATGCTTGTTTCGATGGGTCGGTTCTCGCTGAACAAAGATCAATGGGAAGTTGTCAACACGTTCGCAAATGTAGCTAAGGCGATTGCTGATGCAGTCGGTGGAACTTACGA